CCGAGCATGCNGGAACGGGTGCATAAGGATATTGTGTTCTGCTTGGAATACAAGCATGTAGTTAAAAGTACCAGAGATACCAAGAGGCATAGCATCGGAGAATGAACCTTGACCGAACGGATAGACTAGGAATACTGCACTTGCAGCGGCGACTGGTGCTGAGTAAGCAACACAGATCCATGGACGCATACCAAGGCGGTATGAGAGTTCCCACTCACGACCCATGTATGCATAGATACCAATGAGGAAGTGAAAGACTACGAGTTGGAAAGGACCACCGTTATAGAGCCACTCATCAAGTGAGGCGGCTTCCCAGATGGGATAGAAGTGGAGACCGATTGCGTTTGAACTTGGGACAACTGCACCAGAGATGATGTTGTTGCCATACATGAGTGAACCAGCAACGGGTTCACGAATACCGTCGATATCGACGGGTGGTGCTGCTACGAACGCAACAATGAAGCAGATAGTTGCTGCAAGCAGTGTTGGGATCATCAGTACACCGAACCAACCGACATACAGACGGTTGTTTGTGGACGTTACCCACTCGCAGAAAGATTCCCACGGTGAGGTTGATTGTTGTTGCCTTGAAAGTGTTGACATTGAAAAGGGTTAGATATGAGTGCAGGGAAACACTAATAAGATATTCCTACGACACCCTCAGTCATAGGTATTAAAGACTGTTATTTTGACACGCTGTTTAGTCTTGGTAAGGCGTGTATCGTGTGTCGTTTTGTAACGACTCATATAATATATAGGCTTTATCCGATTTTGTCAACCCCTTCTTGCTGAACCAGTTCGTAATCTGTCCCCTGATCTGTCTCGATCAACCAGGACTGGAAGGCATCATAAACGATTCGGAATGCCTCGGGGGATCCCTTACCTTCTGTGAACTGACCTAGCATACCTTGACATGCACCACTGGATGTGTAGTCATGACAGAATTCATATACTTTTCTGTTAATCTCACACCCATGCATAACAAGTGCAGCCAAACAAAAGCGCCTATCATCGAGGCGCTCAGGGTTGTATCTCCAATCTTCAATCATAGTGATACGAAACGTAATTCTTTTTTACAGGTGGGAGAGATACTCATTCGTGAGCAGAGATAAATGTAAAACTCTGCTTTGATTCTAGTGAGATTAGTGTAGTGGGTCAGTCTGATCCATCTACCATTCAAATTAAATTCTAATGCGTATCTCTCCATTGATCTGCGTTCAACACAGATTTATTTAGTTTACCAGATGCCAGGAATAATCTGACCTGTCATTGCATAAGATCCAAGTGCTGCAATGACGCCGAGCATTGCTGCCCAACCGTTGATGCGTTCTGCTTTTTCGTTCATTGTTCTTTTAGATAGTTGAGTACAGTTTGTGGAGATGACACAGAGTAGGGATCTGCGGGGCAGAGACCTACCTTCCCAGGTTCTTCAAAGATCCTTTCGATCTCACCATTATTTACTACCATGGCATAGCGCCATGATCGATAACCAAATCCAAAGTTTGCTTTGTTCACTGCCATTCCCATGGCGTTAGTGAACTCACATGCTCCATCAGGTATTGGTTTTACATTACGAATTTTCGTTTGTTCAAACCAACTGTTCATGACAAAGACATCATTAACAGATAAGCAGTATACTTCATGAACATACTTCATGAACTCAGGGTAGAGTTCCTCGTATTGTGGCAACTGCTTTGTAGTACAAGTGGGTGTGAATGCACCAGGTAGTGAGAATACTACACAACGCTTACCATCAAATAAACGATGAGTATCAATGTCAACCCAGTTTGTACCTTGACTGTATCTGAAAGTTACCTCAGGAGCAAACATCGTTAGAGTCCTCTCTAACTTCCCATGACCCACCAACGCCACCGTCCATGTTGACAACAATGTCTTGTGGTTTGACGGGGGTGAATGGGTGATGAGGTTTATGTTCTCTATCCATGGGTTGAGACTTAGTGTCATCATTCCTGGATAGGTTCTTGATCACAATGAAGGCATCCTTATTGAACTTACGATGTCCAAGTGGGGATGCCCACTTCTTATTATAACCTTCGGGTTGTACAATGCCAGAGACAACAGTGCCTCCAACCTCAACCACGATGTTATCGTGTCTCACATCCCATCCGAGAGCAGCAACTGCTTGAATCAGGGACTCTTCTGTATATGATGCTTGCATTAGAAACCAAAGATACCAAAGAAAAATACACTACCAGATGCAGCGTATGATACGACAGCGGAAACAAATCCTAACATAGCAACACGACCGTTCAAGAGTTCAGCACGTTCGGCATAGGTTTGATAACCATAGCGTTCTGCTTCGGTTGGGTCGATATACATGGTAGGTTCTGTGGCGTACATGTTTGTACGTCCGCCGTCCTCAGTTGTTACAGTCATGTTACACTCCTTAATGAATCTTTACATATTATATAGGAAACATAAAGTTTTTGTCAAGCCCCAAATGTGATCACGTCCTGACCAGGAGTATTGATCTCAATGTTACCTGCTGCTGCAACAGTATCATTCAGATTAAAATTAATATAATCTGATGTACTGAGTCCTAGATCCCCAGTGAAGGCACTTGTAGCGCCTCCTGGAATCCTCTCAGCGATGGTTTGGAGACCTTGATAGTGTCGCCACACCTCACTAAGATTGTTACGATCAAATGTAGGATCGTCAATTGCTGCTTTCAAAGCAGATCGCAGAGCATCTACTGCGTTATTAAATTCATTACGAACGTTTGTCATTAGTCAGTGTCCTTTGGTGATTTTACATTGTCTCGTACATAGCAGGGAACACCTGCTGGATCCAACCATTTTGTGTATTCAAAGTCATCCATTGCTGTACTCATCTGCATAGAGTTATCGCAAAGATACATGTCTTGGTACCTTCCAGTACGAGCATCGGTCTTTTGAATACGAAAGTCGGGAGTGCCATTGTCGAGAACTCCTGTCTCAACGTAGCGATAGGGAAAGCGTTCTAGGAGAACAATCGGTGTCATGTATTGGTGAGATAACCTAGGCATATGATAGCACGTTAGAGGAAATGATACCACCCTGTTGCGATCAGTTTCTCTGATGTGTCTGATTGGCGACCCTTATGAGTATAAGTCCAGTCGCTAGGCCAGATAACAGTCAAACCTTTTTCAGCAGGAACATACAAATCTTGATGAAACCATTCGGTACCACCATCGGGCACATCATTTAAGAACGTCATCCAAACGAGGTGTCTATAAGTATTAGATCTACTCGATGACTGTCTTTCACAGTGCCACATGTGGTAACCACCACCTGGTTTATAGTATTGAAGATTGAAGAACTCTTCCATCTTCCAGATGTTTGTCTTAGCACAAAGAGGGAAGCGATCGACATAGTTATTCACTACACGGTTCACTTCCCCAGTGAGATCACGAACCCTGCTATCAGTGATTCCAGTAAAGACAGGGTTGTCCATGGAATCTTTGATAGCAGTGTTTACCATGCCACCACCGTTATCATCAATCGTTTCCCCAGGCCACTTCTCAAAGATAGTTTGAGTATGATAAAAATCAACGATGCCATCAACAACGCTCTCGTCAATCTTCTCTGTGTAGATAAAATCGGTACGAGGATTCGCTATTCGGCCATCATACAGTATAGGTTCTGGGTTTAGTTTCATTTAGACAAGTACATTATCTGCTATAAGGTGGTCAATAAGATAGGCATAATCTTCTTCAACATCTGAACCCCAGAACCTGACTCCTTTATTTTCATAAAAGCGACAGACTTGTGAAAACAGATGAGGATGCTGGATTTCCAAAGAGATGTCTCCGTTGGCAGCATCGCGAAGGATTTGCAAACTAGTTGCAAATCTAGATTGGATCGTCATGATCGTCTCTCTCCTACTTATTCTACTGTGTTAGGGGGGCGTTACCCCTACTCCACAACCTGGACTCGAACCAGGGACAGGGTGATTAACAGTCACCTGCTCTACCAACTGAGCTATTGTGGATTGAAAAGGTCCGTCAGGACCAACGACTCAGGTTGGGGTCGAACCAACGACCGACTGCTTAGAAGGCAGTTGCTCTGTCCACTGAGCTACTGAGTCAAATAGTTAACGCCAAGCAGGTCCTTGGATCCATCCTACAAGAGATAGTCGGGTGCCTGATGTAATGGGTGCAACCATATGTAAATCATCCGAATGAAAGAAGATCATGTATGCAGACTTTAAGGTGACTTCTTGATTGATTAGATGGAACTCACCACCTTCAAAGTTATCATTCAG